AAGCCGACGCTCGGCCCGCGCGACGTGCTGGCTACGATCTCCGACGACATCGTGCGCGGCGGTGCGACCAAGCAGCTGATCAAGCAAGTAGCAATGGGACAAGTCTAATGGCGACAACCTCCACCTTCGATTTCCCGAACCACATGGTCTCGGAGAAGTACCCGGATCCGGGTACTTCAGTGCAGCTCGGCAACTCGTATCGGTTCGCGACGCCTCCTGTCGCGCCGGATCAGCGCATCTTCACGCTCTCGTTCGAGTCAATGTGGCGTGGTCTCACGTCAACCGGCGCGATGGATGTCACGACGAACGCTAAGAACAACCTCGGCGCTCTGGTGCAGTTTTATGAAACGTACAAGCTGCACAAGACGTTTCAGTACCCTCATCCGTGGCTCGGCACGCTTAACGTGCGCTTCAGCACGCCTCTCGTGACTCCGAAGGGGATCAAGGGCGGCGACGGTTGGACCGAAGCGTTCGACATTGAACTCGTGGAGATGCCATGACGATCGACACGATTCCGCAGGAGCACATCAATGACGCGTTTCTACTTGACGCTGACGCGAAGGTAGACCTCTTCAAGATCGTGCTAAACCAGACGGCCGGCAGCACGATCCTGTGCCTGACTGCACAGCAGGAAGTGACGTGGCAGGGCATGACCTTCGAGTCGATTCCCGTGACGATGTCACAGGAGGGCGTCACCACATCAGGAGAGTGGAAGCGCCCGAAACTCACGCTGGCCAACCCCGACGGCATCTGGTCAACCTTCATTGCACAAGGCAAGCTCGATATGGCGCAGATCACGCGCTATCGAGTGCTGCTCGCGCACGTAAAGGCAAACGCTGGCATTTATCAAATGAACACGTGGCGTATCTCGAAGCCGCTACAGCTGAACAAGACGCTGGCAGTCTTCGAGCTGCGCTCGCCGCTCGATGGCGCGAGCTTCCTGCTGCCCGGTCGCGCGTTCTACCCTCCGGAGTACCCGCATGTCTCTCTATGAACAATACACGGTCGGCTACGAGGGCATCCCTTACGTGGTTGGCCGCGACGATTGCTACGGTCTGGTTCGGCGCTGGGTGAAAGACAAGTACGGAATGACGCTGACGAACTACGCGCGACCGTATGGGTTCGATGATTCTGGTCTCAACCTGCTTACGGACTACTTCCAGCGCGAAGGCTTCCTGATCGTGAGCGTGCCATTCAATCGACTTGAAATCGGTGACCTTCTTCTTATGCGTCTGGCCAACAGAAGCGGTCACCCGAATCATATCGGCGTCTATGTCGGCAACGGATACATGCTGCACCACATGTTCGGTCGGCCCTCGGTTGCTGACCCGCTGACGAACCGTTGGACCGGCCGTGTGCTCGACATCATCCGGCATCCGGAGATCAGCGAAAAGAATCAGGAACAAATGCAGAAGGTCGACATGATGACCTATCTGCCACCCCACTTGAGAGCGAAATATGAACGAATCACTGCTGGCAATGTGGAATCCGCTGGCTGAACGCTGCGGTTTCATTCTCACAGACGGGTCGATCGTCGAAGTTCCGAATATTCATCAGAACCCCGAAAAATTCTTTGAAATCAGTCCGGAGTCCATCGGACAATACGAGGGCCGCGTGTCTGCCACTTGGCACACGCACCCCCAAACTGGACCGAACCTGTCGGTCGAGGACTATAGAGCATTCCAGAACTACCCCGACTGGTTCCACTACATCGTCGCGGAAGCCGAGGTCTGGTGCTACTACGTCCGGAACAAGGCGGTGATCCTGCTCGATGAAGACGATCTATCTGCATGGCTCCCTGAAGGAGCTTCACCCGGAGCCGATTAAGGTTCACGCTCAGACCGCAGCCGAAGCGCTGTCGATCTTGAAGCAGCTGCCTGGATTCGACGTGGAGAATCCGGTGCCCGTGCGCGTCAAGGACATCGAGTGCCGCGACGCGCTCTATGCGCCCACGGAGCTGACGGAGCTGCACGTCTACCCTGCGCTTATGGGCGGCGGCGGCAACACCAACATCCTCCAGGTCATCATCGGTGCCGTGCTCGTGATCGTCGGCGCGATCCTCTGGTGGACCGGCCCTGCGGGCGGCACGATGGCCTCGGTCGGTATCTCGATGATGATGGGCGGCGCAATGGTCATGCTCGGAGGCATCATCGGGATGCTCGCGCCGTCGCCGAAATACGGCAGCAGCGCCGGCCAGCAGTCGCTGTATATCCCGGCGAACCAGAACACCGTCAAGATCGGCACGCGCATCCCGCTGGTCTATGGCCGCATCCGCCACTTCGGTCATTACCTCTCGTTCAACGTCGACGCGAAGAAGCTCGACGACGCCGACATGAACCTCGCCGGCTATTGCAGCGGACGCACCGACAGCAACGGCAACCGCTACTCCTACGGCCAGGACGGCCTCTGCTTGCTCGCCTAAATATGACCGACGAAGTAATCGAACGACCACTTTTCAATGGGGCCGGTGGTGGCCCGAAGCAGCCCGTCCGCACCGACGACAACCTGTTCTCACGCGACGTGGTCGAGATCGTCTTCGCGCTGAGCGAGGGTCCGATCCGGGGAACCGTCGACGGGATGAAGTCAATCTACGTCGGCGGCACTCCGCTGATGTCACAGGACGGCTCCGTCAACTTCGACAACTTCAACGTCGGCGTCATGCGCGGTCATGCCGGCGACCCCCCAGTCAACTACAAGCTGGGCGGCGAAGCCTCGAACACACAGGTCGGCGTGCGTTTGTATCAAGGCACATGGGTCTCGCGCACGACGGACGACACGCTGCGAAACGTGGTCGACCAGCTGCAAGTGCGGATCATGTTCAACACGCTGTACACGTCGAACAACGATGGCACGTTCAACAACACAGCCTCGTTCGACATCCAGTATCGCCAGTCGTCTAACCCGAACTGGACGACCTACAGCGGCGGCACGGTCAACGTGACCGGTAAGACGACGGCCGGCTACACGGTCGACTATGTCTGGGACGTTCCGCGCGTAGACGACACGTGGGTCATTCGGGTCGTCAAGCACAACCCCGACAGCAGCTCCACGAATTATTGCGACATCAGCTGGGAGAGCTTCCAAGAGATCACGAAGGGCAACCGCACGTACGACCGCGTCGCGCTCATGCACATCGTAGCGCTCGGCACGAGTCAGTTCTCGTCGGTGCCTCAGATCGGCGTGGATCTCGACGGGCTGGAGATCCTGGTTCCGACGAACTACAACCCGGACCTTCATGTAACGCAGGGTGTGTGGGACGGGACTTTCAAGCAGGCATGGTCGAACAACCCGGCGTGGATCCTGTATGACCTGATCATGAACGTCAACTACGGGCTGAGGAAGTATTACCCGTGGTTGACCTGCAACCGCTTCGACTTCTACGACGCGGCTCAGTGGTGCGACACCCCGGTCCCTGACGGTAGAGGCGGCACGCAGCCGCGCTATACCTTCAACATGGTGATCAAGGACTCGCAGAGCGGCCTCGACATGCTTCAGTATGTCGCTGGCAGCTTCGGCGCGGTTATCTTTGACGACGCGACGGGCGCGGTGCATCTGCGCGTCGACAAGTGGGAAGAGCCGACGCTGATGTTCACGCCCGAGAACATCACCCCGGACGGGTTCAGCTACTCGTTCTCGGACATGACCACTCGATACAACGACATCGAGGTCAAGTTCGCGAACCCGGATCTGGACTATGAGGAAGACATCCGGCCCGCCCGCAACATGGACCATATCGCGCTCAACGGCAGCATCCCGCTGTCGTTCGAAGCCGTGGGCTGCACCGACGAGCATGAGGCGCTGCGCCGCGCGTACTACCGCCTGATCACGGCTACGACGGAGTGCGCGACGGTCACCTTCACGACCGCACGCCTCGGGGCGATCGTCGACCCCTACAAGCCGATCTACGTGGCCGACCCGACCACCGGCTGGGCCACGAGCGGTCGGATCAAGTCGTTCGTCAACGGCGTCTTCAACCTGCGCGACCCTATCTACTTCACGGTCGATCAGAACTACACGATGCGGATCCAGTCGACAACTGGCCTCTCGACGTTCACCGTGCGTCCGTTCAAGACCGGCGCGGTGTACGCGCTCCCGCTCGTGAGCGGCATCGTGCCGCCGAACCTGCCCGACCGCACGGTCTTCACGATTGAGGACAACGGCGGCTTCGGCCTCGCCAAGCCGTTCCGCGTGATCACCGTCGAGCCGGTCGACAACAGCCCGAATGCGTTCACGATCACCGCCGTCGAGATGAACGTGAACAAGCAGTGGGCCGCGGACAACTGCACGCCGATCGGCTCGGTCCCCTACTCGTTCAAGAACCCCTTGATCCCGCCGCCGCCAACGAACCTGCACTGCGAGTCGGGCACCGACATGCTGCTCATGGGCCAGGACGGGACGATTCAGGCGCGGATCCACGCGATGTGGGATCCACCCGGCAACGCGTTGGTCGACAACTACGTCATCCGCTGGAAGGAAAGCCTCCAGAGCACGTGGTTCGAGGCCACGAGCACCGGCGAGAGCGTCATCCTCGCGCCCTGCAAGACGGGCGTGGCCTATGACATCGTCGTCGAGGCGGTGAGCGCATTCGGATACCGCAGCTCGCAGCTCCAGCTCTGGGGCTATGTTTGCGTCGGCAAAAACGAGCCGCCGAGCAAGGTCACGAACTTCCGCGCGACGCGGCGCGCGACCGACATCCTGCTTGCGTGGGACGCGATCCCCGACCTCGACCGTGCAGGCTACGAGCTGCGGCAAGGTGACAACTGGGACACCGCGACGGTGCTGGTCACCGACTACGCGGCGACGCAGTTCGCTTGGACGACGGACTCAGGCGGTTCCTACAACTTCCTGATCCGCGCGAAGGACTCGTCGGGCAACCTCTCTGCGTCGCCGACGATCTGCTCGCTGCTGCTCACCGGCCCGTCGCCGGTCTCTGGCGCCATCGCTGTGCAGTCGGGCAACCGCGTCGATCTGCGCTGGGATCCGAAC